CGCAGGACGTAATAGGCCCAAGGAAGATAAAAGGGATGTTCAATCATTTGAGTTTGATGAGGAAGATGGTCTATAACCCACTACATCTGGGATTTGATTAAAACAAATTTGGAGGTATTTATATGACTGTACGTAAAATGGATCGACCTTTAGAAACTATTTTTGACCTACTGACTATAGAACAGCGGGTAGCTTGTGTGACGGATAAAGATACCGTTCATACAGTTGGCTTTGTGGAACAATCTATTTCAGGCGAGTTTGCAACTAGACTTTGTGAAGACCAACAGGTCTTGACTTTGCATAGGGTTGCCCATTGGTTACGGGCAAATGCGAATATCTTTAAAGCTGATGATGCTCCCATCATAGCATGTAATTTAGATAGTCTAGCAGATGATTTAGATTATTTAGGGGATATGACTACTGACTTAAGAGGTAAGTAAATGCCCATTACACAACGAAAAGGGAAATGGTTTTGGGGTGGCCAAGGCCCATTTGATTCTAAAGCAAAGGCTCAAGAGGTGGCGCAAGCAGCGAATGCTGCTGGCTATCAAAAACTAGAGAAGATTGAAATGGGTGCACCGATGGATGGAACCAAACGTCAATTAACTGTCACTGAAATAGAACAACGTACTAAGAAATTGAACCCAGAGATTATTAAAGAAGATGGTGGGAGCGAGGGTGATGGCCTTAGTGGGACAGTTTTTACATCAACTAATGCAGGTATTTTTAACCCAACTTTTGGAGGGAAGAAGAAGAAAAAATCTGGTATTGAACGGTTGAATGATTTTGTAACGGACAACTCCCCAATGAAACTTTCTAAATTTAGTGCCACAGGTGCGCCAGGACATTTGGGGCCAGCTAGGATTGATTGGGCAAAACGTAAATTAGATTTGGAGGATGTTCAGCAACCGACAGAACGGGAAGGGGAACAAAATCAGGATACTGTAGCAAAAGATGCTAAAGATAAACAACATTCTATAGAACGTAATATAGATGATATTCAAGATGATGAAAAAGATAAAACATTGAGTTTAGCCGTATATGGTTTTGGGCCTATGGGAGGACAGGGTGACCCTCTTAATAGGGCCAATTCTAAAGATATACTAAGCCGTAATCCTAGGGATGATGAGGGTGAAGAAGAGGAAGAACATACTACTCCCGAAGAATCAAAGTTGCCAACCGTCAGGACTTATGGTAAGATGATGTATAAATCTGCTGTATTTGACGAACTGTTTAAAGGTATAATAGATGAACTCTAATTTTTGTCCCAAATGTAAAGGGTTTTTAATACTGGATGTAGACAATGATTTAGTTTGTTTGGGATGTGGCACAGTATTAGTATTAAGGAGGAAAACAAAATATGATACCAGAAGCAGCGAAGGACGAAATAGTAAAAAGGAAGCTATCAGGAGAGACCTGGACAGCAATAGCGAAGTGGGTAGAACAAGAATACGGAGAAGTAGTTCATCGGACAACGGTTCAACGGTGGTACGACAAGGAGGTGTGTTTAGAAAACATACATCCCGATGAGATTATTTTAGACTCTGTAGAAGATCGGGTTAGGCTAGATAAAAAGGTGGCTACGTATAAAGCGGAAACCTCTTTCTATAAAAAATTATATGAGAAGAGTGTGCGAAGTTATGCCCAAACAGACCTCTTGATAGATATTATTAAGGAATCTGTCCCAGGTTTTTCTAAGGTTGAGGTATATGCTAAGACAACCCCAACTTCTGGCAGTACTCCTCAAGCTATTGTAGCTCCTTTAACTGATACCCATATCGGAGAATTCATAGACAATAAACAAATGATCGGATTAAACTCATATGATTTTGATATCTTTAATAATAGATTGTATGGCTGGGCCACACAACTTATAACTTTAGTAGAACTTAGACGGAATGCAGTACCTATCCCAGAGTTAGTTGTACCTCTGTTAGGGGATATGATTAGTGGGGATATTCATGAGGAATTGTCCCATACGAATTTAACTAATTGTATGATGCAAATGATTAGAGGAGCAAATTTAATTGCTCAAGCATTGATGCTTATGGCCCCTTATTTTGAAAGTATTAGGGTTCCATGTGTAGTAGGTAATCATGGACGTATGACCCGTAAACCTCCCATGAAAGATAAGTATATGGATTGGGATTATCTAATGTATCAATGGATTGCAGCCCTTTGTCAGAAGCAATCTAATATTGAATTCCACATTCCCCGCAGTTTTTTGACAGTCTTCTCTGTGTGCAATCGAAATATTCTAGCAATGCATGGGGATGCCATATCAGGAGCGGGTAGTTTAGCTTCCATCACAAAAGTGTTAACTAATTTAAGGTCAGTTTTACACTTTAAGAAGGGACTAGAAAATGAATTGGGGGAGATTCCAGATAGTATTCCAGCTAATTTTGACTCTGTAATGATTGGGCATTTTCATAGAGTAGATGAATTAGATATTGGTACAGGTTCTGCCCATATTTGTGGGTGTATGAAAGGGGGAGATGAGTTTGCTATGAATAGGTTGCAAGCAGTTACGAAACCCCAACAGATAGTAACATATTGGCATCCGAAATATGGCTATATAGGAAAGGAAATCATTTATTTAAATAGATATGATAACATGAAATCGAAATTCAAGGATGAAATCCCCGAAATTTGGGCGCATAATGGGTATAATTAAAAGATATATCTTATAAGGAAGTGAACTATGCCAAAGTACTCTCAAGAAATACTAACCCGTCTAGGGTGGTCACAGTACTTCCTTAGGAATTTGGGGCGGGAGGCCAAAGCCTTGGCACAAGAGACTTGTCCTGTAAAGTCAGGAGAGTTACGTGACAGTATAGATGTAGTGATTTCGGGTACGATGGCAACCGTGACTGCAAGTGCTGACCATGCGACAGTGATAGAAGAGGGTAGGGAAGCAGTAGCGGGGGGGTCATACACAGGGAAATGGAAACGCCATAAAAGACGTACTAAGAACGGAACAACGACAGTTAGGGGGCATACTAAAACCTTTGAGAATAAAAAACCGGTAGAAATTACTGGGGCTACAAATCCAAGAACACAGGAATGGCGTACTCTTGGGCCTTCGGCAGCTAGAGAAGGTACACACTTTCTAGCAAATGCTGTAGATGCGGCAATTGAAAAAGTGATTAATAGGCTAGGGAGATGATAAGAGGAGGAATAATATGGTAGATATAAGTGGGGTGACTCCTGAACAAGAATTTATAGTGTCCCGTCATTCTAGGATGGTGGGTAAAGTCTTAGATTTAATTGAAGCCTCAATACCTGAAGGTACACAATGTGATAAATTTAAGAAATTAGTCCAAGTTCCTATGTATGATTTTAGAAATGAAATATTAAAATTAGTTTCTTTGGGCTTAGATGAAGATTCATTATAAATAAATTCTAATAAATGTTCCATTTTGGTAGAAAACATAGTATAATAAATCGTGTAACTATATAATAGTTACTGGTTTGAGAAGGTCGGAAGTGGCTTAGACCAACCTTCGTAGGATATCATATTATATATACTAGGAGGGTTATTATGGCAGATGATGTTATCAATCGGATAGAGAAACATATGGAAGGGAATACCCTGGCTCTTTCGGCGGTTGCTGAAGTCTTGCAGAAGATGGATGATCGCTTTGTGCGGGATGACGATGTTGCTTTTGCAAAGCAGGAAGTAGATGAACGGAGTGCTATGGTGAAAGCTATTGCTTCGGAAGTCTATGGTATGATGAAAGCTGACAACGGCATGGATGTAGATGGCTCAAAGGTACGGTCTGGTACTAAGATGAAGGGTAGGGGTGAAGATTCCGAATCTCCAATAAATCCTACCACTAAGATTGCAGACCAGCAAGCTACTATCCAAGCTGCTGACGACGAAGACGACGAAGAAGAGAATGGTAAGAAGAAGTTTAATTTTGATAAGAATCGGGATGACGAAGATGAGGATCTAGACAAAGAAGGGAATGGTGCAGCCGAATATCCTAAGGGAGAGGAAGAGGAAAAGAAGAGTGTATACAAGGGCAATGATAAAGATGAGGAAGATGAGGATCTAGAAGCTATGTCTAAAGAGTTGGATTCTTTGAGGAAGCAGATAGCTAATACTGAATCCAATATGCAGAAGGCAGTGCAAATAGAGTCGGAGCAACGGCTTCGGAAGATGGGATTTAGAGAGGAATTGGGTCTACAAGCCCCCCAAATGATTAGCCCACTGGGAGTTGATGGGACTACGCCAATCGTAAAGGGTAATAGCTCTGTTGATACGGTTGACCAGCTAGCGGGAATGTCTTACAAAGAACTGCGTAATCTCCAGGCCCAGATTGAGATGGGGGACACTGAGGGGGTACCACGGGAATTGCTGGGCGGTTAGGGTTAATACCCCTACCAACCATAGATTAAATTTTAAAATAAAGGAGTCACACTATGGCTAATCCAAGTCTATCAGAATATCTAGCACAGTCACAGCGTGGTCTGTATCAGTCTGTATTCGGCCCTGAATACTTAATGAAACAGTCTTATTTCACTGTGGACAGTGCTACTGGTATTTTTAATACAACTTATGGACGCAAGGTGTGGCAAGCTTTGAACAACCAGACTCGTTTCTTCAATGCTATCCCAAGGGTAGTTTGGGGTAATACGGCTGGTTGGCGTGTTCGTTCAGACAGAGGTTCTGGACGCTCTCGCCCCGTTACTGAAACGGGCAGTCTCCCAACCGTGGATGTCTCCAATATTGAGACTATATCGAGCTTGCCTCGTATAGTTTCCACGACCTTCGGTGCTTCCGTGAAGTCCGTCTTCACGGCCCAGTTGGAAGGTGGTATTGGGGATGTGCTGGCTATGGAGAATGAAAACTCTCAGCTTGATCATATCAAAGAAATTAATGAGGAGTTGCTAGCAGGTGGTGCATTTATTGTATCTGCTGGGTCAACAACTGCCTTCACCGTACCCGCTTCTATTGCCCACCACTTTAAGATTGGTGATGCAGTATCCATGAATGACGCTAACGCTGCATTCGACAGGACTTCTGGTTCTGTTGTATCTGCGGTCAATACCTCTACTGGTGTTGTGACTGTAGCTACGGGCACTGCTTTCGCAGATGGTGACCTCGCCACGATGTACAGTCGGGCAGGGTTCTCTTCTCTTGATGACATTGTAGCAGAAGATGCTATGGTTGTCGGTGGTGTGACCAATGGAGCTAACGTCCGGGCTTACGACCTAACCCAGGCTGGTCGGACTGCCGGTGCTTGGAATGCTGCTGCCAGTGTTCAGTTGAACAGTGGTACTGGACGGGCTTTGTCTCTCACTCATCTGGATACGGCTATCCAGAAGATTCGTGAAAACGGAGGGGAACCAAAGCTAATTCTTCTCGGCCACGATCAATATTTTAACCTTGAGCGTTTGTTGAATTCCAACCAGCGTTATATGGGTCAGGAAGAGTATCAGGTTGGTGTGGGTTCAGAACGAACCTTCCCTGGTACCCGAACTGGTTTGGTCTTAGCTACCTATCAGGGCATACCAATTCTCCCTGATGCGGATGTGCCTAAGTCGGTTGCCTCAAATGATACAGTCTTGGGTTCCAACATCTATGTGTTGGATACTGATTACCTAGAAATTGCAGTTGCTCAACCTACTCAGTATGTTGAGAACCGTGACTACTTCGCTGCCAATGCTTTGGTAGTGAGGGGTTTGCTCTACACAATGGGCGAAATGCGGTGCAAGAACATGTGGGTTCAGGCTAAGATTGGGGATTTGAACGCTTCCTAAATTTTACCTAGGGGGGAGGGATTGTTAAAGATTCCTCCTCCCTTATTTACATGGGGGGGAGATGAGAATAAACCGTCCTAAATATCCTACTTTAATCCGGTATGATGATAATGATAATCCTATAGATCACTATAGGAAATCCCGTCTTCCTAAATTTGGCACGAATAATCCTGTTATTGTATTAAGGAAATTGCCACATGAGTCAGATGAAAAATCGGATGAAACCATTGACTGATGAAGAGTTAGAGGTTAAAGTTGCAGTGTACATGGAAAGGTTGGATACTTATATAGAGACTTCCACAGAATTAAATCGTACCCTAGTTGCTGGAATAGAACGGGTTAACGATGAATTAGATGAATTAAAACATTGGCGCACCCAATTTTACGGTGCTAAAACTTTGCTTATGATGTTGCTGGCTATGTTTGCCCATGCGGGAGTTGTTCTAGCTGCGGTAGTTGGCATATTAAATTGGTATTCTAAATCCCTAAACTAATATTAGGAGTCTTGCATGAGTAATGAACGACATAATAATGCACGGGAATGGGAGATAGATTCATCTACTCGTCAATCCGTTCATCCATACACAAAATATTCACCATTTAGATCAGCAACTTCTACTACGGCAGCTAATTTATTGGCTATTGATAGGGGAGAAATCGCAGTAAATTGGGTAACCAACCCTCGATTAGAAGTTGATGTTACTGGGTATACTGCTACTGGTTCAGCTATCTCTAGAGATACAGGTCAAGCTGCAACAGGAGCTGCCTCTCTCCTCACCAATCCAGCAAACTCTGCTGCGGGGGAGGGTTTTTATTGGGGGTCTCCTAACATTGGGTTTAACATTAACCCCCAACATATAACTGCCCAATGTGAAGTTCGTGGGGCATCTGCATCGGGCAGTGTGAAGATTCAGATTACCGATACGGATGGTGTCGAACTAGCCACTTCCGCAGATACTAACCTAACTACTAGCTTTGCTCAGCTTACAGCATCGTATACAGTAGCAGGTAGTACCGCAGGAGCCACATATAGAATATATGTAGTGAGTGCAGCAAACCATAACATTGACTGGTATACTGATAAGATAATGTTTGAAGTACGTGAAGATACTAATGTTGTATCTACATATGTAGACGGGGCTTTGGGTTTGAATTATGAATGGTCGGGAACGGCAGATGCTTCTACTTCTAGGAAACGCCCTGCCATGTCTGTTATTCGTGGGATTCAAATTAAGAATGAGTCCAGTACGTCAGCTGAAATAGTTTATGTAGCTTTTGATGTAACTGCTTCATCTAGTACGGGAATACCTGTATTGGCAGGGGCAACATATGAATCTAATTTTCCCGTAGACTTTAGGGATAATGTCTCAGTAATATCTGCGTCTGGAACCCCTACGGTTAGCGGAGTTATTTGGGGAGTCCATAGTTAATGACAACCACTACTATAAAGACTGAAGTGGGGAATATTCCTAGTCCCTCTAACTGGGCGGCTAATAATGAGATGTATCAGACAGTTGGTATTGATGCAACTATTCTTCCCATTGAAAAACAGGATGGGGGTAAAGTAAGCTTAGAAGATATTTCTAGTGCCCTTGATGAATATAAACGATTATTTAAAGCGGGAATAGCATCTAAGGCAGAGTTGATAACTTTATCTAGAGCTTATCCTGATGATACCACCTATTCTAAAGCTGCGTCCAAGTTAAGTGAGGGCGATGCAATGGTCTTAGGTGGGCCAGCTTCGGTGGAATTAATTGATAGGGAAGGACACTTAATCACAACTGAGGCTTTGACTAAAGCTTTTGATAACTACATGGCTAACTTTCGTACTAGGAATACAATGGTATTGCATTCTGATGTTCAAGTTGGGTGGGCTTTACCCGCTTACATTTCTAAAGGTGGGCAGATATTTAAATCTGGTGTGGGTACGAATGGACTGTTCTTCATTACGGAATTGCGGGACGATACAAAAATTGCACAGCGGGTTATGGATCAAGTTAATGAAGGCAAGCTAAAGAGTTATTCTATTGCGGGAAGTGCTACCAAAACTCAAAATATGCAGAAAGGTTTACAACCCTATATGCAAGTAGACGAAATGGAACTTGCAGAAGTTACAGTTTGTGAAAAGGGTGTAAATCAAAATGCTGTGTTTGATATCCTTAAGGCTGAAGGGGCCGTGAGTACGTGTATTGATGGTAGTTGTCTTATAGAAAAACAGGAATGTAATGGTAGCTGTCTGTTATTTAAGGCAGAAGGTCAAGTTACTCAAGTGGATTCGGGGTATAGAATTGCTACTGATGTTGAAAAACAAAATGGAATCATGTGTGGGACATGTAAATTCTTTAATAAAGAAGAACAAACTTGTGATATAGTAGAGGGAATGATTGCAGATGATATGTATTGCAAACTTTTTTCTCCTACGGATGCCTCACCAATTCTTGATGAAGGAAGGGAGTTAACTATGTTAATGGAAAAAGCGGATGGGTCAATTAATTTTACAGGATCTTTCTTGGAATGGATGGAGAAACAAGAACCTGTCCCAAAGAAGTTAGCTGCTACTATGTCCACCCTTTTAAATACTGGTGGAAGACAGGCAGAACATCATCAATTACTACGAGAGTATGGCTTTCCTTCGGAACAGCCACAAGAAGCTATGCGATATACCCCAGTAATTGAAACGGAAACAGATGCTTTTGGAATCCCTATACACATGAAACCCCCTTGGGTTGTCAATGAAGCTGGGTCACATCTAGGTCAGAAGTTAGATGCCGATGCCCCAACATATGATGCTTCAGTAGCTGGGAAGGCCCACAAAGATTTTAAAACTAATCTCCATCCCTGGTATTCTAATCCCATCCCGGTTGAATTCCCTATCTGTAAATCCTTTTCCACCTGGTTTGATAATAATAAGTCTTATCTATAATTACGATATGTAATATTTATCTGTTTTTCTGCTTGACTTTCTTCTTAATTGATGTATAATTAAATGAAGCCCCCAAGAAATGGGGGAGATTGAGGAGGTAGAAAACGGATACATGTTAGAATTTATTTTTACGGGTGCCACAATTCTAGGGTTTATATTTATTGGGTTAGCATACTTTAAGCATAAGGCTGGCGGTATGTCTGTAGAGGAATATGAATATCGTAGAACGAATAAAACAAGCTCCAGTTATCTACACGATCCCCACAATTGGCGTCATATGTAGACATATATGTCATTAAATTTTCGCCCCCAAATATTTTTAAGTATCATTATCTTAGGGGGGATAGCTGTGCTATCATTAGATTATGATCGGATTGAAATAACTACTGGGTGTGTTACTTTATTGGGGGCGTTGGGAATGAAAATTTTGGAGAAGGAGTGAGAAAATGGCAGAGTGCTTTTGTGATATTAATGCGTATGCATTAAAGGGTTTGTGTGAATGCGAAGAGACTTGTACATGTGACTGTGAGGTATGTCAGTGTGCTATCATTGATTTATGGTCAGTAGATTTAGTGTCAGCTTGCCCGTGTGGTGGTAATTGTAGTTGTGAAAAGGCTCTTGATGAAGTTCAATAGAATCTTACTTATTAAAGGGCTGTCCGCAGGAATGGAACTCCTTAGTTTCTTTGTAAAAAAAGATGTATCTAAACATACTATACCTATTATAGCTGTGGTGGATGCGGGAAAAAATGCGGGAATAACTGTCTTAGCAACTATAGACGCCTTTAAAGATCGTAAGTTAAGTCCTGAAGAAGCCTTAGAATTATCTGAACATTTAACAGTTAATAAAAGAACTTTAGATAACGCCTTAACCTATCTTATTAGAGATCTTAGAGACTACGCCATTGACCAAACAAAGGGGGGCTAATATAGATGCTTGAAAGATTTACCCATCTTATCATTAGGTTAAAAGAAATCCTTCTTAGGACAGATGAAGCCTCAGCTGGGAATGCGGCAGAGATAACATCTTTAACTGCTGAAGTCTTTACCTTACGGAAAGACCAAGCTGATACCTTGAAAGCCCTAGATGAATTAGAAGGGGTTATTAAAAAATGGGAATCGTAGTCAATAGAGTAAAAGATTTAATCAATACCTTAACTCCACCTAAATTGGCAGAAGAGTATACTGAACTAAGTAGCAATGAGGTATTCAATGCATTACTTAGTAAACAGATAATTAATGTAGGGATGGTACGAAAGACCTTAGACGCTAAGTATTGGGCATGTGGTAGGTTGGATTTTCATGCCATTGTTACTTGGGATTGGACAGACGAAAAAAAGTATATAGCAGAAAAATATGACTGTGATAATTTTGCCTTTTCCTTTAAGGCTAGGATGGATAGAAAATTTCATTTGAATAATGTGGGTTTGGTCATTGACTATTCAGGTGGACACGCTTATAATTGTGTTGTATTTGCCGATGGAACGGCAGAGTTGTTTGAGCCACAAACAGATAAGTTTGTAACTAGTAAGATAGGGTCAGGCAAATATATTTGTAAGGATGGTTTAATAATACTGTAATGGCTAATATACATGAAGACCACTATATAGAATTGTTGGAAGCAGTTAAGCCCTTTTTCCCTAATGACCCCATTAAAGCTCACGCTGTAGTTACTGAAAAAATTGGCCCTATATTTAATGATGTATTATTACAGTTAATCTGGAAACAGTTAGAATTAGAGAGCGGGTCAGCCTGGATAACAACTGTGCCTTATGAAGTTTTCTTACAACGGTTTAATATGAATTAAGAACTCTCTCGTAATCCAAGGGAGTAAGGGGGTGATCCATTCTCACCTAAGGGGGGCATCTGAAAATGATGCCCCCCACCACTTGACAGGCCGTTTTCAATGTGAGATGATTGAAGAAATAAATTTGGAGAGGTGAACATGGAAGTAGACAACCCAGAAAAAGCTCTGTGGATATTTATAGTTTTTGGAATACTAGCAACTATTGTAATATGACTATGAATGATGATGACCACATATTGCCTGAATGGATTGCATTAGGTACTGAATTGCTGGATGGGTCAATGGTGACCGCTGCCTATGAAGAAGGTATGCGGTTACTCCAGACCCCTGGAGTAGACCCTGCTTTGTATATGCTCTTTTGTTCTTTGCCCCAAGGGTTTGAGTGTGCTACTAATAGACATCCTACAGGTGTATGGTCAGTTACAGAGATAAGAAGTCTAATGCAATGTGCCTTTATGTTAGGTTCCTATGTAAAAAAGTCAATTGAGGATGTGGAAAAGTTATGGTAATGTCGTATTTAGTTACGTCTAACGCAGAATACCACGGAAGAATTAATGATGTTGAGGAGAAGATTAATAAAATGGTGGAGAAATTAGAGCTTTTAGAGTATAATATTAATATACTCTCTACCGCTTTGAACAAAGAATTTGATAATATTTCTGATATGGTGAGATCTTTGAAATAGTTTAGGAGGGATAAGTATGGGTTTATCACAAATAGAAATTCACGAAAAAGTTTTATACCCAGTTACTAAAGTACTGGCAGGAAATTCGGGGGGAAGCGGCGTCTTGGTGTACAGTAAAGAAGACCCCACTAATCCAGGTAATTATATTAATATTGCCCTTACTTGTCAGCATGTGATTGATGGTGCAATCAAGGTTGCTGAACAATGGGATGCAGTCTTAAAGAAAGATGTAAAAACTGATGTCTTAGAAGAAGTCCGTATTGAAGTTTTTGATTATGATAAAAGCAAAGTAGTATCCGCTAACTCCACTTCGGCACAAATCATTGCTTATGACAAACACCATGACCTAGCCGCTGTTAAATTAAATAACACTAGACCTATGGCATATGTAGCCAGTATTATTCCTAAAGAGGAAATAGCAGACCTACAAGTAGCTGATTCTATTTGGGTTAGTGGGTGCTCCCTCTTACATGATCCCTTCCCCAGTCCAGGGAATCTTACTTATCTACGAGAAATCATAGACCAAAAAGCATACCTGATGCAAAATGCCCCTAGTATATTTGGTAATAGTGGTGGGGGTTTATTCCATGATACGTCTGGCCATTTGTTAGGACTTACCAGTAGGATTACATCTACGCAATTAGGCTTTGGGATTGATATTATGACATGGATGGGGTTCAGTACTCACCCAGATAGACTCTATGAATTCTTTGAACACCAAGAACTACAATTCTTGTACGATGATACCGATACTTATTATGAAGGGAAAGCTCGTAGAGAAAGTCGTAGGCATGAAGCTTTACGAAATCTCCTATTTGAATCTACGGGAGAAAAACTATAGTGGAGATAGACATATTTTTTGGGGAACTTGTTAGCAGGGGTTGACATGTTGGTGAAATTTGGTTATTGTATTATTTGTGACAACGGGCCAGATAAAGAAAATAGACATTGGGTGGAAGATTTGATCAAAGTAAACATGCTCGTTACCCCTAGTATAAAAAATTGTACTAATTGTAAGACTGAGGTTCCAAACAAAAATTTATTGTGGCTAGAAGTTGAAGTTATTTGATTAGGGTAGTGATATGAATAAATGGGAACATAGAGAAAACAAATTAGAGAAAAAAAAGAAGAAGACTTTTCCTTTTTTAAAAGATGCTGTCCCTACAGACAAATCTAAACGGAAGGAGATTGAACAAGCTAGAAGGGATAAAGAAGCTATTTGGGATAACCTGGATTCAGAGGGGGATGAATGAATATAAACAGTGATTCCTTTGAGTGCGAACACGAAGAAGGTGAAGAAGAAGAGCTTAAAGTCTTACATCTAACTAGAGATGAAGTGTTATACATAGATGATAGACTAACTATGATGATTGAAAGAGAGGGGAGGTCAGAAAGTTTTACAACCGTGACTCCTCTGTTAGCTATGCCTGGACTACCCTCTCCCGTAGATTTTTTAGATAAGGTAGGGATGGCAGTTTTAGAAGCTACTGAAGAAGATTATAAAAGTGGTACTCTGTTGGCACTTTCAGTAACAGCTACGGATTTATATATGTTACGGGAACTTGCGAAAAGTGCCCTTAAACTAAATGGAAAGTTTGCGGGACTCTCTTTAAAGAGAAAGATCTACAAGCTATTATATGAAGAAGAATATAAAACAGACCGCATTTTTAAAAGGTTGGTAGCAGAGGTTAATTTAGAAAGTGCACCATCTAAATTAGATTGGAGTGGGGAGTCAGGGTAGCCTAGCTTAATATCAATCCCACCCTTTAATATTAAGGTTGAACTGGGTTGCTCTGGCTTCTCCCTAAATGGGTTCCTCTTTGGGAACCCATTAACTTTTAGGGAGGAAGTATGTTAGAACTTATGGTAGCGGGTTTATTATTAATAATCTCTATATCTTTAGTTATCATTAATTGGAAGATCTATCTAGTTACAGTAGATATGTTGGCAGTCACAATAAACATTCATACAAAAACCCTTGATTTATTCAAGTATACAAAGAAAACTTATGAAGTGTTGGGGGGCGACGATGGGGTTGACAAAAATTTCGGCGGATGATATGCTCATTTCAAACACAAAAATTTCTGAACGGGGGTAACTTATGGGAGTATATGCAGTTAGTTCACAATATATTTGTTCAGGGGAACCATATGAAATCAAGGCTACAGTAGTAGCTCAGAATCAGGTTAGTGCTCAGCCTCAGTTAGATTGGTTGGTACAACATGCATCTTGTATGTGTAAAGATTGTATCATTAAGTATGCAATAGATTACCATATTAATCTAACATTACCTAGTGGAATGCCTCCCTATAATATGTGTATAAAGAAATAATATGGAGACTCTAAAGGATGTAAGAATAGCCTTGAACCAAAAGGAAGAAGATAAGAAAATAGACCAAAATAGATTAAGGGCAAACATACATAAGTTTTTAGAGTGTACAGAAGACCAGACGTTTGAAATCATTGACATATTGCTTGCTGATATTAAGTTATTTGATCAGAAGCAAAGAGACTATGGTAAACTAAACATTGCTAAATTTGGTCAGGTAGGTGTTCTAGTTAGAGTAAGCGATAAGGTGGAGAGGTTGACAAACCTAATTCAATCTGCTAGAGTGCCTAACAACGAGTCTGTTGAGGATTCTTGGCAGGACTTATCAATCTATGGAGCTATCGCAAGAGTCATAAATAAAGGCTCTTGGTAGTTACTCCGCAAAAGTAACCTAATTTTAGGAGGAACAATTTGAAGACTAAGGAAATGAAAAGTAAAAACGATACAAATAGTCAAGTATATTTGGCAAAGGCAAGGCAAGCAGCGTACAAGTTGGCCCAACAGAAAGGGTTCATTACTTCTGACGATGTTGTTAATGTGGTCGGGATGCCTCAGTCCCCGTCTTTAGTTGGCTCTATCTTCAAGGGGAATGGATTTGTTAGGGTTGGTTACACGCCCTCTACTCGGAACTCTACTCACGGTAGGGAAATTGGGGTATGGCGTTTAAAGTCTAAGCTTCTCGGTTAAGTTTAGCTTCCTGTAAACCGTTCCCCAGTTTTGCGGAGGCTAGGGAACGGTTTATTATTATGTTAAGGGGTAGGATGAAGTACAACTTTATAATTCAGGAACTAGGTATATATGAAGCAGTTGAGTTTATTCAAGCTAGGCATTATTCTAAAGTAATGCCAAGGTTGACAAAGCATTACTTGGGAATTTATAATGACGAAGAGTTGGCTGGAGTCCTTACACTAGGATGGGGAACACAACCATACAATACCATCCATAAATTATTCCCTACTTTAGCTAGTAAGGATTATTATGAGATAGGGAAGATGTGTATGGATGATTCATACCCCAGGAATTCTGAAACCCAGATGTTATCTCAAGTCTGTAAATGGATAAAGTACAATCTACCAGAGAAACAGTTCTTGTATACATGGGCTGATGGAATCGTGGGAAAGGTTGGATATGTGTACCAAGCCTTTAACTTCTTATATGGTGGATACATATGGACTGATATTTATATTGGGGCAGATGGAGAGAAGATACATCCTAGGTCAACTAGAACATTACTTAGAGAGAACGAGGAATGGGAAGGGAAAGAAAAGTTATTCTGGTTGACCCATGCCTTTACAGAGTACAAGGGAATACAAAGAATAAAGGGGAAACAGTTTAGGTATATATTACCGCTAACTAAAGGGGCAAAAAAGTTACTACATGAATCTACTGTTACATGGAATAAAGCCTACCCAAAGGAAGACTCCCTCAAGTGGAGGATACGAACAGGGATTAGACAGTACAAAGATCTTACGGGTATACCATCATTTAATTTGGAGGTTGTTAATATTAACAAACAGAATGTAGAGTCACATAGTGGAGGTAGTGTATAATGAATACTGATGAGGGAATACAATTACATTTATTTGAGATGGATAAATCTTTAGACACTGTAGATGAGACGTTAATTATTTTCAGTGCAGAGATTAAATCTCATCTGGAATATGTTTCCATGCCCTTGCTTGGGAATACAGATGTTAAATATTATATATCAGCATTGGGTGGGTATGGGGGAATAAGGAATCCCAAATGGTTAGTAGTTAGTAAACATGGGAAGGACATTTCAGACCCACTAATCTTTCCTTCCATGTCTGAAGCTATGATACATATCGAAAATCTTACGGGTAAAACCCTTAAGTTTAGGGCAGACCCACCAAAAGTTTCTGACCCGAATGTGTGGGGTTGACAAAAATTTTTTGCTGATATAAACTGACAGAAGTCGGGCCACGACAAATCAAGGAGAGGTGTCTAGATGGAGATTCAGAATAGCGTAGAGGATTTGATTTCTACCCTGCAAGATGCAGTAAATGATGGAAGGACTTATATAGATAAGCTTCAAGAAAGGATGGATGAAATAGAAAGTGTGAAGGATGATTTGGAGACTTATGTTGGTACAACCGAAGATGTTCTAGCAGCCCTAGAGGGTATGGGTGGGGTAGATTTAGAGAGTGCTTTAGAGAATGCTACTAACCTAGTGGACTAGGAAGAAGAAGGGGATAGTAACTATGGAAGTGGAAGTATACAGAAATCTACATAAGAATTGTTGGTCTGTACGAAACCATAAAACTGGTAGGGTTATAGCTCATGTCAATACTATCCATTTGGAAAATACTATATTAGTAGTTAGACCAGCCGGGCAAGAAAAGGTATTGAGAGAGAATCGTAAAAATGTCCATGCCTTTATAAAGGGTACTCCCTCTACATGCAATCAGGTACACTTAGCTCAAGTATCTTATAATCCATATAGATATACTTCATTTGTAATACAGCATACAGAAGAACGTATTACTAATGCCAAGCATATCTATTTTAACAATCAAGGGAAAGTCTTTATGGGAGAAGGGTAGTGCCAAAACAAAAGAAGATTCACGATAAAGAACAGACCTTAAATATTTGTACATGTGGTATTGAGGCCCAAGACGATACATTTATTTGGGCTAACCTTGGTGGATATTTAGTATTGTTATGCTGGGACTGTTCAGCGATATTACACAAGAAAACTATTGAGGAAGGTAAAGAATATTATGGTTAATCTAACCCTATTAACGTCACAAGAATATGTAGAGAAGCTAGGATTAGCTTGCCCAAACTGCCAGAGCACTCAAGGAGTAGATGGGATAAGTGGTGTGCAAACAGATGATGGTATAGCGTGGCAAGAAATAGAATGTACCCTATGTTCAGCTTGTTGGTTAGACAACTACACTCTAGTAGGCTATTCAGAATTAGAAGTGATGGGAGTATAAATGAGTGCTGTAGAATCAAAAGACAATATTGTTGACGAACTAGTTGAACACATAGTAGATGGTATGGATATGAATACCTTAGTAGCATTTGTTAAAGATAACCTAATAGAATATTATATGTCTGATGCTGGTGCAGAAGATTTTGAAATTAACTACCAAGAAATGAAACACCTCATGGGGGATGAATAGGTGGAAGAACAAGAAAAACAAATATGTCCTTATTGTGAGATGGAGATTATCTATAATAGCCCCGACGATTTTGACCCCGTATCGGTTGATGAAGAGGATAACTATTACCACGATGATTGCTTCTTTGATAAGTTTGGTTATGCTTGCGGAGAAGAAGGGGGTGAAGAATAGGTGGATAAGCAAGATATGCTAGATACAATAGATAGTTTAATAGTATCTGTAGTATCAGCTATGGATGAAGAAGTAGAGGATTTGGTGGGGTGGGAGTTAAGTACAATGGACTATGCGTCTTTACAGGATTTCTTTTATGAAGAGAAAAGAATGTTTTACTTAGAGCATCCAGATGCTTTTGAGGATATGAAAATATATATGCAAGAGTGTATTGACCCATCAGTAGTTTTCTATCACGATGTAGAAAAGAAGGGGAATGAATAAATGGATAGTCTAACTCCAGCAGAGCTGCTAGCCATTGAAGAAGGTATTTGTATTCTATGTGGCTATGATGATGTAGAGTGCCTTGAAGATTGTACAGTTCATAAGTGTATAGGTTGTGGAATGGAACAAAAAGAAGAATACAAACCAAAACCATATCCTTATACACATCCTATCAGAACCATATACGGTGGGGTAAAGAATAACTGATTGCTAATACTGGGGTGGCGAAATGGTAAACGCATTGGACTTAAAATCCAACACCCTTAAGGGTTTGTGGGTTCGATTCCCACCCCCAGTACCATCTATAAAAGGAGTGGGAAATGAATAATATAGAAAAGATAATGAATACTATTAAGTGGGTAAACGATACTTTTGTTCCTTGGGGATTAAAACCTATAGAGGATTTACCAGAAGCTGTGCCAGGACAAGGGGATTCATGTGTTATTGCCAAGGTATTAAGGGACGGTTTCCCTGCCTTAGAAAGTGTTCATGTAAGCACTAAATCAATTACCTTTACGGTTCCCTACTGGAAGGGAACTACATACCTACCCCAGTCCAGTATTCCAAAAATGGATATCCTATGGATAGGAGACTCCCAGTTTCCGGTTGATGATGAGCTTGATATGCCAGAAGAAGTACAGATGTTTATAAATGAATTTGACCACGGACTTTTTCCAGAGTTAATTGATACGGAATTAACTGTTGCTAAGGTAGGGGAACAAGAAGCCCATGATGCCTACAGAATTGGATGTGACCATACCAAAGACTGCAACCTCTGTCCTCCTGAAGATTTTGCTGTAACGTCAGATACTGTATGAATAATCCTGAAAGTAGGAAGCCTAAATGGGAAGTAGGATATGTAGAACCAGTTATCTTACCGGACGATACTTATGGGGAATGTGGTAGACCTTCATGCCATAATGTAGGGGAATTGGGAAATGGTATATGCCAACAATGTTGGGATAGAGGGGTAAGTAGAATAGGTAGAAAACATTTAGACCTACCTAATCTATAGGATATTCTTATAAGGGGGAGTTGACAAAATTTCAAACGGCGAGTAAAATGTGGACAGGTTCAAAAATTTATTCAAGGAGCAGACTAATGCCAGCCAGTATATTTGGAGACCGATTCTTAGGTAGAGAACCAGCATGGCACAGACTTGGTACGGTAATGGATACCACTAACCTAACGGCTACGGAAGCTATGGAGATAGCTGATATTGGATTCCCTGTAATCAAAGTACCTACCCATGCCGAAATGCCTGATGGTACACTTGTGGAAACAGGACAGTTTGCAGTAGTAAGAAACGCTACTCACGATGACCCATTCCCTAGAGTCTTATCTACAGTGGGGAGTAAATGGACTGCACTACAGGCAGCAGACCTAGCTACTATGTTAGACCCAATTACTAAGGAGTATCCAGTAGAGACTGCGGGAGCTTTGGGTAAGGGGGAGAAGATATTCTTTACCCTAGATGCAGGAGAGGGAAAGATAGCTGGTGAGGAACACCGCTTGTATTATTTGGTTACTGACCATCGTGATGGGACAGGAGCCTTATCTATAGCGTTTACTCCAGTACGGGTTGTCTGTCAGAATACCTTAACTGTTGGATTGAATCAAGCTAAGGTTAGTGTTAGCATTAGGCATGATGCTAGTGTACATGATGATGCTAAATTCTATATGAGTGTCTTTGAAGATATGATGAGGGCTAGAACCTCAGTCACTGAAACTATGAATCAGTTAGCTGAAGTTAACATCAGTGATGAACAAGCTATGACAGTAATTAAGTCTGCATACCCAGACCCTTCTCGTACCAATAGAATGAAAATGGTTAAGGGTATTACACCTGATGATGTCAGTAAAGCTAATTGGTTGCAGATTCTTAATGATAAGGATGCTTCTCAACAGGCATATGATTTGTCTGTGGAACGCATAGCTCGTATTCGTAACGGGGCTTGGGAACGCTACGATATATTTAATCAAGACTTTGCTAGACTGGCCCGAACTCCTTGGGCTATCTGGCAAGCTGTTGTAGAAACAGAAGATTATAGGAAAGGGAAAATGGATGGTTCTTCAGCTAAGGCTGTTCTTTATGGAAATAGGGCAGAAGCTAAAGCTAGAAGTTTCACTACCGCATTACAATTAGCTACTAGCTAAAAAGATATGGGTGGGTAGATTAAATCTACCCACCCATACTGTATATTTTTTATATGGAATAACTTATGAGTAAGCCTTGTAGACATAAGATAAAATTTAAGACCGCTACAAAAGCTAAAGACTTTGCCCAAACTTATATGGAAAATATTGCTCTTACCTTCTACCCTATGGTAGCCTTTTATTGTTTTCGACATGGGTGCTATCATGTAGGACACGATAAGTATGCAGGGGGAGTTGACAAAAATTTGCAATTGTGAGAAACTGGGGTCAACTTGGACGCAGAGGTGGTCATGTTTTACAACACATCAACTGGATTACAGTTAGAGACAGAGAATGGTTGGACAGTATCTATATCTTTATCTGGTGAGAGGATGAAAGAGGAGTGTGAGATTGCCGTATGGCCTACAGGTTTAGGTGACCAAAAGAATTGGATACGGTGGGGATGTAGTAGTATAGAGCCACCAGATTTTCCCATCTGTGATAGAGTGGTGAGAATTTCAACAACTGGAGAGTTGTTACAGACAATCAATACTTTATCTAATATGCCTAAGGAAGATGTACAACCTAATAAATGGATACATAAAGGAATGTCTATATGGAGGTAATTACAAAACAGGTATACGCTATGTTGGATTCGTCTAGGGAGCAGTTATATGATGAGGTCGTACATAATGTTTATATAAATGGTAAGGGGAAGCCGGGTAGTCCAGCTAAACTTTTACGAGCCTATGGATTTCAACATAAGAATAAAAAGAAGTTACTAACAGAAGTAACTGTCTTTTTACAGATGGTAGAGGTGGTTTAGTAATGGCCTATAGATACAGTAAAGATATACGAGACAGGGCTACTAAGAAAGGGAGTGAACACATGGTCATCAAGACTGGACATTCTAAGGGTATCTATCACTACAACTTAAAGTCTACTACTCAGGCAGAGTTTGACCATTTGGTACAATTGAATAAGAAGGCAAAGGTTGCAGTAAATCCTATTAGGAGAAGTCTGGGTCAACTCACTCCTTCTAATGTGTTAACCATCAAAGGTTACTACGATGTTAAGGGACTTAACCTTATGAGACTCCGTAATAATGTCTATAGGTTTGCTAAAGAAATGAACCTACATATAGAAACCGCTTTCTCTAGAGAGAGGGCGGCTTTACTTGTTAGGCTTAAGAGAGACTGGCCTGTCGGAGTTGACAAAACTTTAAGTTTGTGAGAAACTAAATTTGCCAAGGGTGTCACAGGTCGTTGCAACGGCTAAGAATAGTGATTAAACGTAGGGATAGAGAAATGACTGTGCTGGGCTGTATGGACAACATTCCTAGGTGAGTACCATACCCGTTAGTACAGCAGAATGGCCCTTGGCAAAATATTATTAGGAGAGAGAATATGGTTACAACTACAGACAAGCCTACAGCGTTAGAGGTTATTAGAAAATCTAAGGGTAAATTTATGGCAGTTGAGTTTGTTAAGAGGACTACTGGTGAAATTAGGAAAATGAACTGCCGTACTGGTGTAACTAAAGGGGTTACTGGTATTGGAAAGCCTTTTAATGATTCTGATAAAGGGTTAGTTACTGTCTGGGATGCTCAGATAAGTCAGTTCCGTTCCATACCTCTAGAGAATATCATAAGTATAACTAGTCAAGGAGTAGAGTGGTTATGGTTTTAGCTCTCTTTGGTAATCACCGTTGCTTTAGGTGTCAACAATATCAACTTCGTATCAAAGAGTTGGAAGAAATAAATGATTTGCACCGTAGACTTAATGGGGAGTTAAGGGAAACCATTAACTTGGGTCTAAGTTCTTTAGATGCTACAGATATGTTAGGAGGAAGTAATGAGTGTAATGGATAAAGAAGCGTATGAAGAACGGTATGGTGAAAAGGTAATCTACTGTAGGGTACATCAGCTATCTGGGATAGATAGTTGTATAGCTTGTGAAGAAGAAGAAAGAGGAGAAGAAGAAATGGTAACGGTATGTGCAACTTGTGACTACAAGAGTTCAGAGGATGAATTTATTTCTGTGGGGAACCCTAATGTTATCTGTCCCTCATGCTACGATAGCTATCTAAAAGAGGCCGATAGGATGAAAGCTCAAGAGGAGAGGCAAACAGAACGGTTGGTATATGCTATCAATACAGACTACCTAGACTAGAGGAGTTTATAATGTTGACCACCAAAAAATATACGGAACAACTAAATCTAGAAATGGATATATATAAAGAGTTAATGCAGAAGGCGTGGGGTGAAATACCAATACTGGAACCTAAAGTAGAAGTGGTACTTAAAGTATCTATGGACTTTGACCTTGGAGACTTCCCACATAAGGGACAAGTCTTTTATGTCCATCCAGAGAAGTATGAGAAACTAACTCCTGCTAAGGTAGCTACGAAAATAGTCCAAGAAATTAACCAGCATAGGAACCAGTGTAACCAATGTGGTGTACCTACTCCCCATCTATGGAGTAGGCAGTATGGAGTAGGGGATAGACTTAGGGAGTACAAGAATTACCGCACCGGTAAAGCATATACTGAAGAAGAAATAATGATGTATGATTTACCACCCGATGAATTGGAACGTAAGATACATCCAGTATTATCCAGAAGGTTAGATAAACGATTAGCACAAAAAGCATTGGCTGAAAAGGATGTAAGGAATCCAGCATATCGATCAGCCTACGATAAAGAAATGAATGATTGGTTTGGGGTAGGAGAAACTACCCATGTTTAATAAATGGATGATGGTAACTAACATGGGCATAATGTCAGGTGTATGGGTAACTCTATTGTGTATGATACTAAGGGCGAGTTGACAAAAATTTGCCAGTTTGATAAGCTGGTGACACGTTAAATTTGTGAGGGCCGATGAAAGTTAGAAATAAAGTGTATGGCAGTTACCGTAATATTATCAAATGTTATGAGACAGCTCTACCAACATCTATAGAACAGGGGACTACATGGTATAGTGACGCTCAGAATATAGCTATACATATCGGTAGGCTTGGTGGTTATACAGACCACCAAGCCCTATTTGTAGGGGCAGGGATTTTATCAGCCCTGTCTCCACAAGTAGAGTGGAGTATGAATGTCCAATTCGCTATGTCCTTAGTTACTAAAGGGATAAGAAAACAAACATGGAACAATCATAATAAGGCTGTACGGATTCTATATGGTGAGAAACCTATAGAGGTTCTGGGTGGAAAGAAGGTTAGGGCTTTTTATAAAGCTGTAGTAGCACCTAAGGGTCAGGGTGAACCTGTAATAGATAGACACGCTCTAGCTGTTTATATGGGTAGGAATGTTACAGAAAAAGAATTAACTTATTTGCAGAGTCCATTGGTTATGAAACGGGTACAGGGAGCCTATAGGAAAGCTAGTAATACATTGGGTATACATCACCATGACTTACAAGCTATAACTTGGGTAGAGTGGAGAGCTAAGAAGAAGGAGAGTTAATGGAATACTTATCAGAGTGTTGCGATAGCCCACCACATGGGGAACTAGATATGTCTACTATTCCATATGGTGGGCCGTCAGGGTTCTGTAGTAACTGTCATGATAACTGTATCTTTATAGTAGAGGAAGTAGAATAATGTTTGATAGTCAAGCTGAACACGATAGTAACCTAGAGGAAGGACGGGCATTTTATGATAAGATATTTGAAGGGGAATTTGCCGATAAGGTTATGGCACGAATAAAGGATAGTGCCACGGAACTAGATAACCTACTGTATACTATCTTCTATGATTCAATACAGGCAGGCTATATAAAGGATATAGGTAATATTACAGATGAAGAAGGATTCCCTGCCTATGTCCTATCTTCTAAGGATTTAAGAGTGCTAATGTATACGGCAGTAACGATAGGTATGTATGAACAGAACCTAAATCATAAGCTAGAGAGTATGTGGGGAGTTGACAACATTTCGGCGGAGTGATAAACTTGAAACATCTTGAAATTTGGAGGCTGTTATGCCAATAGAACATAGTGCTGGTGGGACAATGATAACTGGTGACTCTATTATGCACTATAGGTTATTGAACCTGATAGTAGGACTTAAGGTAGAGATACAGGGTATGAGACTTACCAGTAGGGGAAGCACCTGCTACTCTATACTTAAGAGAGAGTATGGACTTAAGGGTAACAAAGAAAAGGTATTGGCACAGGCTCAGGAAATTATGGATAAAATAAAAGAGGAGTATATCTAATGCCTAATTGGTGCAGTAACAGGGTAACGGTTTGTGGTAAGCTAGCTGAAGTTAAACAACTTAAAGAGCGTGTTAAGGGTATAGAATCATTTAGCTTTGATTCCGTACTACCTATGCCAGAGGAGCTAAAGACTGTACAGTCTCCTGTAAGCATTATGACCCAAGAGAAGATAGAAGAATACAAGAAGAAATGGGGAAGCCATCCACTACATCTAACTTTACCCATAACTCAAGAAACATCTGATAGACTAGATGCGGAATACGGTGCTAATAACTGGTATGATTGGGCCAACGAGAATTGGGGAACTAAGTGGGATGCTAGAGATGTTACACTAGAGGATTCTACCTTAGATGGAGAGGAGACATACGGTGAGTTAGAGTATACCTTTGATACAGCATGGGGGCCACCGGAAGGTGTACATTCTATCCTTACAAAGGACTTTCCAACCTTAAGTATTACATGGTTTTGGGATGAACCTGGTATGGAACTAGCTGGATATTTATAGGGGAGTGGTTATGGATTATATACAGAGTCACAAAGATGGAATAGAGTTTAGGGATTGTCCTAGAGGCCAGTACATTATGGCACAGGCTTTATACCTAGGAATACAAGCCTTGTACCAGATACCCGAACCCTATAGGGAAGTATCTAATGCTATGGATATGAAGTTTCTCTTAGAGACTCTACATCCATATATGGCTAAATATTTTGAGCAGGTACAAGCACCGATAATGCCTATAGAGTAAGGGTGGAGTTGACAAAAATTTGTCCAACCTGTAAACTGTCCACAGGTTCAAAAATTTGTTGTGGGAGTATGGTATGTATACGGTAAAGGCACAGACTTTGTATGTTAATGTCTATGAGGAAACCCAACGCTATGGTGGGGCAGAGGAAGGTGGCTGGTACTATTGGGAAGGTACTCCTATATGGACTGCTAAGGGTATCTGTCTATGTCTATATAGTAAGTATGAAGTACATTATCCTATAGGTGAGTATGTCCTATATGGTGAGCATGAAGTACATTGTCCTATAGGTGAGTATATCCTAACTGCTCAGGCTATTGTAAGTGGTAGGAAGGAAGGGTATTTAGAAAGTTATACTAGCCAAGATGTAGATAGTCCAGAGTATAGAAATGAGGGCATCTACAGTAGACGTAAGTTACGGGTAGAGGATGGGCCATCTGAGGCATACCCTAAAGAACGTCCCTATTACGAATAAGACAGGTTGACAAAACTTCCGTTTGGCCCTAAACTGGTTGCAAGTCCAAAAATTTGGTGGCAGGAGTAGGTATGAATTACTATAATGAAAAGCATAACTGTGAGGTATGTGGACGATATGACCACCTTACCTTTGGCACTATCCATTGGGGCTGGTGCGGGTGGTGTGTAAGGAACCGTATGGAAGGGCGTGGGTATGATAGCTTTGGAAAAGTGGTTGACTTTAACTCCTATTTTACAGGAGAGAGGTAACAACTAATGGTATATAAGAATTACTACCAAGTACCAGAAGGGGTATCGGATAGGACTACCATTCAATACAATGCAGAGTATAAGGTATTTGACATACTGGTAAACGGTAACAGGATACATAGTATGAACGAAGCACAGTTTGATTACTTCTGCTATACTGTAGAACCAGCCCAAGAGAATAGGTATCAAAATGAGGAAGGTAACAACTAATGACGGAACAGTTATGTATAGATGGTACACAAGCTCACTATTGGATGATTGAACCAAGTAAGGGTAGTACATCCTGCGGTACTTGTAATAGGTGTAATGAGACACGGAAGTTTCATAACTCTATAGAGGCTATAACTGCATGGAAAGACCAAGGTGACCAAGCTATTAAGAACCGTAAGAATCAGCTAGTAAATTTGGGGCGTAGGAATACATAATGAACACCTTACTGAACAAGGATGTAGAGAGTATAGCTATGAACCTAATAGCTAACCTAGAAGATATACTGAAGGCATACTGTACAGATAGTACAGAGGTACTCAGCCTAGTGGACAGGACAGACAAGAGATAGTAGATATTCATAGTAGGCTAGTCTCCGTAAGGTGGAGTTGACAGATTTTTCTCCAAGGTGTAGACTGGACACATCTTGAAATTGAGTGAGGCCAACGATGGGACGTAAACAGTACATCAACGGTGGTATACCTAACCTAGCAGAATCTGGTAGGCCCATCTATAAATACTTTGCCCATACGCTAAAGGTTAATCCTAACCGTATGAAGAATGGTGCAGTAAAGAACACAGTTAGTCTAGGAGTAGGTTGGCCCTATACTCACAATACACTAGCAAGCACCATTACAGACTCGCCCCAAGAAATAGTAGAGGAACAGGATAAGGTACAGACGGATGCCATAGCAGACTATGCAGAGTGGTACGATAGGTATATGAAAGAGAAAGGGTAGGGTTGACAAAAACTCTGTAGGGGAGTAGAATGTAGACAGTCCCTACAGAGTACAGGGTACAGGATAGCATCCAAGGGTAGCACCCATAGGATAGGATACCCATACCCTACGGGGATATATCCCCCTCCCCCTACCGTCCCCCTTTAGGAACGCTGGGAACCTTACCCCTATCCTTACCCATACCTACAGGTAAGTCCTTAGCTATAGCTAGTCTATATAATATACCCTAAGGGTGGAGTTGACAAAAAGTCGTCCGACCTGTAAACTGGTCACAGGTCAAATCAGCGAACAGGGAGTAAGGTATGTTTACGGAATACGTCACCAAAGAGGTTCTACGGCCCGTCACTCTGGATGCCATCCTGTCCTTTAACTATTCGGTTTCCCTACCGGTTGCCATTGTACGGGATATCGTACTACTGTATGTCATCAAGGAGGAGGGAACCGTAGAGTGGAGCAACAAGATAGGAGCTATCAAGGCACTACGGGAACTCTGTCAGGTCAAGGATAAGTTCCATCCGGTGACTCTAGGCTTACGGGAAGCCAAGGAAATGGTAGAGGAGGTGTACAGGGAATTACAAGACCGTGAGAGAGATACCTATCTACTCCGTTCCCAATACCCCACCTAATACCACTAGGGTATGGGTGGAGTTGACAGAATTCTGCCCATACCCCATACTGATTACAGCGGCCAAGGAGCCGACTCGATAGGGTAGGAGTACACAATGCCAGACTTTAGTAAGATGTCCAAGGAGCAACTGATAGCCTATGCTGAAGCTGCAACCAAGGCAGTTAAGCCACTGAGTATCAACGTAGCTACTGGTACGACTGATAAGGGTGAGCCTCAAAAGGGCGGTGTCTGTGTTAGAGGGTTGATATCGGATAGGTTCCCTGTTACCTTGACTCGTAACGCATGGAAGGCATTGCTTACCAAGGAAGTGGCAGAATGGGTTCTACAGTTCATAGCAGACAATGATACCGTTATCACTAATCAAATGGCATTAGCTAAACAGCTTGACAGGGAGATAGGCGGAGTGCCTGACTAGGTACAGTGTAGGGATGGGTTGACAACAACCCATCCCTATGGTATAATAGAGAGGGATATCCCTAGGGTATCTATATCCTTTGTAGGGATATATCCCCCTCCCCCCTACGTTCCCCCATACAGTACCTTGCCCGGAACCTTACCCATAGGGGTACTCTTCTCTATATGGTATATAGCTTATCCTAAGGATAGGGGATATCCTAAGGGTGGAGTTGACATAAATTCCTCTGGGCCTTAAACTGGAGTCAGTCCAAATTTTGCGGCAGGAGTACAGTAATGGCTACGGTAGATAAGAACCCACTCTTCCACTTCCCGGAAACTTTAGGTGCTTACAGGTCTAGGGTATTGGGTAGCGTAGATGCAGTAACCTTTGACAGTGTTAATGACGGTGGTCATCCCTGTCATGAATGCACCATATGCCTAGCCTCTATCCCGGAAGGTACCAGGTACGTTAACTGGGAACTGCGTATGTATTCTGACGGTCAAGGACTGGAACATATCTGTATGGAATGTGATTGGGTACTTCGGAATCACATCTCTAACGGTACTGTTAAGTACCTAGTCCAGCGGTAAGGGTATAGGGTAAGGGTATAGGGTCAAGGTGGAGTTGACAGAAAGTCCCCTTGGCCCTATACTGGTCACATGGTCAGCGAACCAAATCAGCACTACCTAGGAGTAAGGATATGCCAGACTTTAGTAAGATGACCA